GAAACGATTGTTTTTTTGTTTGTGTCTTTTGCTTCTACCCAATCATTTGCGTCCTTGAAATTTGATGGAGTTCTAACGCGAAGAATCGTTTTGCATGATGAAATAGCATCCTGCATCCAGATTTCGGATGGTATTTTGCCATCCTTTTTCGGTTCGTCATTTTGCGGGAAAGCATAGACATGGCGGTCTTGAGAAAACTGTGCGATGCACTTTCCGTTGCTTGCCCCGCGAGATGCTACCCATAAAACGCTACTCCAATCATCACCGAGCTTATCGGCAATAGCTAACAAGTCCCATTGAGACTCAAAAAAGTAGACGTTCTTGGAGTTTTGATCTCCAAATACAAGCGGAACATTCTGTGTTCCCTTTGGCTCAAATCTCCATGCGCCGTTATCGCAACGGACGTGAGCACCATCACCAGCTTTGAATGCTGGTTGATCTCCAGATGCGCCAAGGATGTCGTGGTCGCGAGCAGTCTTCATTATATTGAAAGATAAGCTCCTCTGTTCCGCTAATGATCTCAGGAAGTCATCCGTTGCTGCCGCTTTGTATTTGCTCCAATCGGATGCTGTCGGAGTCTTTAATTTAAACCGTGCAGGCTCAGACCGATTGTTTTGGATCGGCATTCCTGCAAGTTCAGCGTAAGCCAACATCGCGTCATGGTTGCTTTTGTTTTCGAGCTTGGCTAGGAAGTCGATCTCGTCTCCACCTTCGCCTGTGCCGTGGTCTTTCCATCGCCATCTTCCGTCTAAATTGTAGATACCAAATGATGGCGTCTTTTCATCGCGGAAGGGTGATTTAGACTTTGATTTGGCGTAATCTCCCAAACCTAGTTTTGCCATGAGTTCTGGCAATGGCAGGCGTTGCCGGGCTTCTTCGATGTTCATTTCAGCCCCCCGTCAAGATACCACCAACCTTGGTCGTCTTTGTGTAGTTTACCCTGCATTGCCATGTGATCGAGCACATGGTCTGCTAGTTTCTTCGCTGCCTGCCAATAAGCAGGATGAGCGCCGTAAGGCAATAATTGCTGTGCTATGTCGAGCCTATCGATTGCGCCGCGTCTGCGCGATGAATTGAAGGCCCGAATGACATACTCTTCAAGAGCATGGTCGGGAAGTTCCGTTTGCATAATGTAAAAAAATCCCTTCGTGCTTGTCGGATGAAAAATTGGCCCATGCAAAGGCTACGACGCGCACGAAGGGAAAATGGATTTTGTTGGTGTTTGGGTTGCATGAATGAAAGGCTTTTTCACGGCCTAGGTTTAAATATATTTACTTGACTCTGTTTGTCAAATAACGCTGCAAAGTCTCCTCGGCCTCTTCTTCGATCCACCGCGTAGCCTGCGTAACTACCTCAACCCAAGTGCCGTCGATCTGGATCTCCCAGTCCCAACGATAGCAGTCGTCTTGGTGGTTAGGCCAACACCGGAGCGGATACCCGCGCCATTGCATTTGGTTTGTCATATTAGCAACCCCTGTTTTGATTTTATATTAAATCTTTTGTTAGCTTCAGCTAAGTTGAGTTTTGCCTGTTTAAAGTAACTGTCTTTTAACTCAATCCCGATCGCCTTTCTACCCATCGATACTGGACTAAAAACCTCGCTCCCGACTCCCATAAATGGCGTAAGAATAACTTCGCTAGGATTTGAATATAACTCAACGAGCCTATCAATAACGTCAAGTTGAAGAGGGTGGACGTGCTTTTCATCGTCTTCCTCCTTTGAGTCTCTGAATGGTAGAATGTTATCTCCGCGGATGTCATCCCATACACTTGACGCATATCTCTGCCAGATATAATGATTCAACTTAGTTATTTCGTCCTCCTTATTAACATTATTCAAGTGCTCCCAAAGTTGTTCCGCATTCAATTCTGCCTTGTTCGCATTATTCCACGCCCTGAGAATGTTTGGCAAAATAGGTATTTCACCGGCATAATGGTTTATTCCATATGGATGCGTAACAGGCACCTCATTTTCTCCTTTTTTTGTGAAAACAAGAACATAATCCGGCATCGCTGTGAAGCATTTTGTGCTATCCTCTACAATGAACTTGTGCATCAATGACTGAACCATTGTCCGCATCCGAACCTTTAATGGCTCTTTCCATATTGTTATCCTATTTCGATACTCAAACCCATGCTTAATATGGAGCTTAATGACTTCGTGCGGGAAATCCCAAAGCCTGCACGTATTATCAAAAACATCTGTGACATGAACTGCATTTATTCTTCCTGGCTTTGTTACTCTTGCCATTTCAGCAACTAAAAAGTCATATTGCTGCAAGAATTGCTCTTTATTTTCACAATTTGAAAAGTCCCTTTCAGAGCTTGAATAATTATAAAGCCCTGCAAATGGTGGGCTATATACTGAAAGATCAACGCTATTTTGATCTAGTTGCGGCAATACGTCCATGCAATCGCCATTATAGATTGCATAGTTGTCTTTTATTTCTTGGTCTTTAATCATATATTTAGAATCTAGGTTTAATTACTTCCTTATTAAACTCCTTGTGAGTTATTGTGAATTGTCTATTTACGTTTTCTGTTAGGTTTCTGTAAAGCTGAATAGCTTTATCTGTTTTTTGCTGTAGCGCCTCTAGCACCCTTGTCTGGCCATCTGATACCACTACTTCTATTGTCACGTCTTTGGTTTGACCGAATCTCCAGAACCGTCTTACGGCCTGATAGTATTGCTCATAACTGTAGGTAGGAAAGAATACAGAATGATTGCAATGCTGCCAATTTAATCCGAAGCTAGTCATCTTTGCTTTAGTTATTATCCGCTTTATTTCCCCGCGAGAAAAGGATAAAAGTATTTCCTCTTTTCGCTCTATTGACTGGCTTCCTATAATCTCAACAGCGTCTCGATCCATAGACTTTAGAAGCGAGCTTTCATTGTTGGTATTGCACCAGTAGACCGAAGTATTTCCTTGCGCTAATTCAACTGCCTTTTTGCACCTGACCTCCTCGGTCTGTTTTTGCTCATATCTAACCTCTGCAAATGATTTTGCTATTGGCGTAAATATTTGAACTTGACCTGATGTGTCAATCATGGACTGGTTTTTTATGACGTGCTTATTAACAATCAATTCGGGCAACTTATACCTATCATTTGAGAACCCAATATCACTAGGCATTTTTACCATTATTGACCATTGATTAACCCAAGCAAAAAAGTCATTTTCTGCGTGAGGTTTTAGGTAGAATTTTTCCCCAATATTCCTATTTGTTGAATCAACTGAGTTTTGATTGTTCTTGAAGAACTTGCCAAGCATATCCATATACCCCAGATACCCTAATGCCTCAGAACTAGTTCCTAGTTCTATGAAATCATTTGGACTCGGTGTTGCTGTTGATAGGAAACGATATGGAATCTTCTTAATAAAAGAGGTTACTTGACCTTTTATTTTTCCATCAAAGTTTTTAAGGATGCTGCTTTCGTCAAGAATAACCGCGACGAAATCATTTGAATCGAAATAGTGCAATCTTTCATAATTGCATATCACAATTTTTTTAGTGTATTTCCCATCCTTCGAGTATTCGATATCATCAATTCCTAACTTTTGCGCCTCGATTATAAATTGAAACGCAACAGCAAGCGGGGTTAGAATCAATACGTTTTTATTTGTATGATTTATTATATTTTTTGCGATTGATAACTGAATCAATGTCTTGCCAAGTCCCGTATCTGCAAAGATAGCGATACGTCCCTTTTTTACTGCCTTCTCAATTATATGTTTTTGAAAATCAAATGCAATGTCTGGAATATAATTTGCATCGAACCCAAATTCACCAATGGAATGCCTTTTCTTTTCTAGGAACCTTAAATAATCATTCATATTGTCATTCATCCTGTCCTGATAGGAATTGGCGGAGCGCCTTGTTTTCTTTAATGAGTCGGTCGTTCTCTTCTGTGAGCGACTCGACGCGAATGTTTAATAATTCAACGAGTAATTCAAGATCCGTCATTTGCTCTTTAACTAGTCTTGTTAGGTTTAGTAGTCTTTTGATGCCGTCGAACATAATCTTCTATTCTTTCTAAGTGTGTTTCAGCGAGTGCTCTCCCCTCCGGCGAGTCGTCGTATGTATGCTGGTAGACCGGTAGCGGATCGCCACGTTCCAACCTTAGCCCGATAGGGCAGTCATTCATGCAGATGACCAACCGGAGTGAGAGAGATCCGTTCATCTATTAAAACGGAATATCGTCGGTTTCGTCGGCGGGTTGTGCAACGTATCCGTTGCTTTTGGCAACAATATGTTTGTCAGTTTTGGCCGCTGGCTTGCGCCGGTTGCCGAGCCACTTGGCTTTTTCATCTCCGAATAACCAACGTTCGATGCAATTGAATTGATGATCTGGGTTGGTTTGCCCCGGCTCTACGCCTACGACGCAAACGCCCTTTTCTCCAATTAGGTCTTCGGCTTCCACGGTTACGTCTTCTCCTGGGATGACTGCACGTCCGATGCTAGAAAGAACCTGATCAACTTTCCACGCCGCCTTGGGAGTAAATGTGAGATGTTCCCACATTTTTGGGCCTTCTACGCCGCCTTCAAGTACGACGGCAACGTCGAGTTTGATGGCAGGGTTGCCGGCTTGGCTTGTCTTCTCGACCGCCTTCACGATCTCGACTTCGTATGTCCCCGGCTCTACGAAGTAGATGGCCGCTTGTTTTGGTTCTGATGCTTTGTATGTTGGCATATTTTGTTTTCTATTTTATTTTTGTTTGGCGTAACTGCGTTGTCGGTGATCCCGCCTTGATCGCCGTTTGGTCTGGCTCCACGCCGTTATTGGCGCAGAGTTCCAGATAACTCTTTTCTGATAGCTTACCGCCCATTGCTAAGATCAATGTCTCTTTGCTGATATTTTGTGCGGCCTTTGCGATAGCCTCAGCCTCCACAAACTTACGTCCACTCACGCTCGTCAGTTTCCATCCTGCCACCTCGTCTCCGCTTTCGAGACGGGTTTTAAGGTGACCGAGCAAAGGCTCTGCGATCTCTTTCTCCGCGAGCTTCCATTCGCGAATGAATGCGCCGAGCGACTCTGGCGTGGCAAGAATGCGATATTTGATCGACTCGATGCTGTTGCCGGTTGCCTCGGGAATGAGAGCGATAGCACTTTCGGCCTGCCGGACGATAGCGTGGCAGTTGTTGAAGTGCTTGCACCATGAGCAATACTCGCAAGGCGTCGGCTTCGCCTCCGCACTTGTTGCGCGGTCGATAACTCGCTGCGTTCCTTGCTTGGCTTCCTCGTAACTAAAATCGTAGCTACGAATCATCTTTTGATCGACATAAATGACGTGGGCAGCCCATGACGTGTCGAAATTATCTTCCATACACGCCAAGGCGTAGGCCGCGAGCTGCTCGCGATAATTCCGCACTTGGCCCGTTTTGATATCCGCGACCCATTTCTGATCTTTGCAAACGGCATCCGCTGTTCCTAGTTTGCTAAGCCCAGGAACTGCCATCGCAAGGTATTCCTCGCGGGTCTCGATGAACGATCCTTTTGCAAGGCGCTTTAGTTCCTCGACTCCGTAGGCGATAGCTCCGGCGTCTTCGCCAACTATTGCAACGTCATTTTCTGCCGATATCAAGTTTCGGATCGCAAGATCGACCGCTGTGCCGCGCTCCGCTGCCGCACTCGTGCCGCCTGCGCCTTCAAATAAGGAGCACTCGGCGAGTTTGGGCAGCGTTGAAGGTGATATTTCTTTACTCATTTTATTTCAATTCCTTAAGGTATAAGTGCCGTTACAAATATTATGCAGTATTTGTCACGAGTTCGCTGCCCTCCATTCGATCGCTGTATTAACAAACTGATCGACGCGAAGCGCAACGCGGTGCAGGTATTCCGGTGCGCAGTCGCGCCAAGTCTGTTCCGATGTTAGCACTCCGCGCCCGATCAAAAACTGATTGACCGCACCTTCATGCTCTGCGAGTCGGGCCTGCCATCCGACCATTTCGTTGGCGTCAACGATATGATCTGGCTGTTTAGTTGCAACGGCTTCGAACAGATGCGCGACCGATGCCCATTCGAGCGGCAACTCTTCCGCAAGGCCGCTGCGCGTCTTGGCGTCGTATGCTGCCGAGTGAGTGGTTAGGATGATGCGCTCTTTACCACCGATACCCTTTCCTTTACCGGAGTCCGTAGTGCTTACCTTGGTCTTGAACCGCAAGAACCAAAGCTCGTCAGCAAACTCCTTGAGCAACGGCGCTGATTGTTTGCTGAGTTTAAGCTCGTAGCGATCGTATGCTGCCAAGGCGTCTGGAGCTTCAAAGCGCACAATCTTGCTGTGAGCGATCATTACCACGTTCTTTCCGGCGTCAATGAGTTGATCGACGGATGACAAGAACCGGCTCATTCTTTCAGCTACCATCACCCACCCCTTACCAAAGCCAAAGTCTTCGATGCTGCTCTTCTTTGTCGAAGCGAGCAGGTCTTCAACGCAAAGGCGCTCCGCCCAGTCAGCCGAGTCGATGACGATGGTTTTGTAATCGGTGGCCTTGGCTTCAGTTAACGCATCCGTTAATTGTTTCCAGTTGCTGATCTCGCAACGATCCACGTCCAAGTGGGACGTTCCGCCCTCGATGTCGAGAAATAGCGGCTTCGGAAACTTAGCCGCGAATGTTGATTTGCCTACGGATTCAACTCCGTAGATGACGACGCGCTGGGCGCGCTGTTGCTTTCCTTTTGTTATTTTCATATATTATTGGCTCTTAAAATTAAACGCCCTTGTTTATTCTCCAAACTCGATATCCTTTTAAAACGTCTTCATTTGTTCTTCTAATTGTTACGGTGTATCCATACTTTTTTGCTGCTGATCGCGCTTTTTCGGAATTGCTGCACAAAAAACTGTCACCTATATTCATTTCGCTAAATGGATATTCGCATTGATTTGTTGGTTTCTGAGGTATTGGTATGTTTTTTTGTATTTTGTATTTCATTTTCTATTTTCCTTTTTGTTGTGCTGCGTAAACGGCCACAGCTAATGCCGCCCAAGTGTGCGACTTAATTCCGTAAGTCGGCCCTGGGGTTTTCTTTGTTCCCTGCGGCCCGATCTTGTCGAGCAAGGCTTGCCTGATATTGGCGTCCTTGGCTCGCATCGTTCCACAAAGGAAAAGTTTGATATCTTTTCTGAAAATCAGTTCCACGTCCACCCGTGCCACCTCGATGAAACGTCCTATCCAAACGCACGTTTCGAAGGTGCTTGAGCCTACCGCCATACCGTAGCTGGCGATCATCTCGCAAGCAACGCGGTCGTATTCGCGACCGATGAGAATCTGGCGGATTTCGGCATTAGGTAGGTGACCATGATCAACTATCTTTCCGTGGTCGAATTGTACGAACGCGGTGTGAGTCGTTCCTGGATCGAGTGCTAATATCATGCTTTAAAGCTCTTGTTTTTATTTTGTCGGCTGGCAGGGCTAGAACGTCGCAAATGCCTTGGAATGCTTTGCTTTTGATGAAATGAATTGCCGACTCCCTGTCGAGTTCCTGCGCCTCATTCAGTTGCTTGCTCAAGAACACCTTCTCGCTTTGAAGGTCTGCGACGGTCTGCTGAATCATCCCGCACAGAAGGTTGCGGGTGAAGGTGCATTCCGCGTCATGCAGTTCCGCTTCGGTCATTACCGGCGCTCCCGTTTGATCTGGCGGTTCATCCACCAGCGGCGAGTCTGCTCTGACTCGCATGTGGCTTTGATGTTGCCGATTAGGTATCCGGCGATGAATGCACAGAGAGTGCAGGTGGCGAATAGGGCTAAGAATGTGATAGGTTCCATATATTTAAAAAATTAGAGTGTGTAGAATTTGCTGCGCACTTGGCTGAGTGCTGTTTTTTCTTGATCGGCATTTAGACCGATCTTGATTCCGCCGTCTTGATTTGGCCAAAGCTCGACTTTGGTGATGCTGGTCACATACCAATAAGATCCGCCCCGAACAGCTCTTATCACGTTCGCGATCCTCTTGTATTTGTATGATTTTGCAACCGAGCCGCCGGATGTATATGTGAGTTCCGCTCCGATGCGTGATGATTTAGCGATCCCAAATGCGGCGAGTTGCTTTTCGGCGATCTCGGTTGCATTCAGAACATCCATAGCGGAAGCGGTCGATGATCTGGCTTTTCCGTTTGCGAATTCCAGTGCGTTTGAGAGTTCTCTGCCTTTAGTGTTTAGTGCAACTTTGATTTTCATTTTTGGTTTTCTATTTTTGGTTTGTATCGGCGGGTTCATCCCGTTCGATGGGCAAACCTTCATCCATCTACGCAAAAATGAAAAGAAAATAATTCGCGAAGTGCGAAAATAATTCTTGGGAAAAGTCTTTACAAATGAGCGCAACCAATGCCCATGCGCCTCTGTGGGCTTTTTTATTTTGAGATCGGGCGGTATAAATTTACCTCGCGAGCGCCTTGGTTTGTCTGTATGGTTGCCTTTTTTGTTTCAAGCGTCCCTTTCCCAACTGCTGTTTCAACTCGACAAGTGATCGCAGCGACGGTCATTTTTGATTCCGTTGAAATTGCGCGGATCGTTTTCCAGCCTTGCTTGGCAAGGTCTTTCTCACTTTCGACTTTGGTCGTCTCGTAGAAGCTCTCCCAGGCTTTATTTACATCGGCAATAGCCACGGGTTGTTTTGTCGTCTTTCGCATA